GAACACGAAACCTATTCAAAAAATCACCTCCTTAAATTTTATTCTTCTTCAAACGAGAAAGGGCACGCTTAATAGAATGTTCCTTCACCTCCAAATAATCAACCAAACCTAGATCAGTCTTTTGAAGTTCAAGAAGCTGCCGATCATCGGCATAACGCTTTCTTGACTTTACAATTGAATTATACCAATCATCTCCAAAAAGTAAAGACCCTTTTTTTAAAAGATATTTGGGAGTGGAGCACTTTCCGCGATGCTGATCGCCGAGGAAATGAAAATAGTCATCCTTCGCGTCTGGATGATCATCCCAAAAATAACCAGCAAGGCCGGGACGCCGGGACATTGTTGCGAATTCAGGCTCAATATTATGCTCTGCATAGAAAATTGAATTTTGGCCTGTCTGCTTTTTCAAGCAGTACCGCGCAACATAAGCACAAGTTCGCCAAGAAACATTCGCAAGCGAACATTGACCCTTTTTCCAAAGACGTCCAGAAAGAAAATCAGAAACATAAACAGGATCACCAAGCTCATTATTAAAAAGTAAACGAGCGTCGGGAAAATCGGAAAGAGAAAGACCAAAGACAATTAAGTGATAATGCGGGCGAGCGGTTTTCTCGCCATATTCACCGGCGCAAAAAAAACGTATATCCTTTTCTTGAAAAAAGAAGCGTAAACGCTTTAAAAAGAGCTGAGTATCTCTTTTATCAAGGGAATAAATAGGGATATCATTTTCCGTTATCATGCCTAGAGGAACATTCTCAGGAGAATAAGTAAGTGTAAGAAAGACAGCAGTTTTAGAATGATCAAGCTCCATCATCATCCGATCGGCCCACTGGCGCGAACGATCGAGACGGCAACCGATACACTGACCGCACGGGATTGAAACTTCGGTAGGGTCTAATCTCTCACCAGTAGAACGACCGGGCAAAATCTTAATCTTCTTTTCAATCGGGTCATAAACTCCTACCAGCGGCTTATAACATGCCAAATAATTTCACCTCCTTCCTGTCACTTAGCCCAGTTACATCAAGTAAGCACTGGGCTAAGTGTCTCCATCGGCTATGCAAAACGCTACGCGTTTAACACAGCCAATGGAGGAAGAACGCTATGCAAAACGCTACGCGTTTAACACAGCGTTCTTTAACTACTAAAGAAGCGTTCTTTCTTTCTGTCTACTTTTTAAGGACAGAATCAAGAGCTTGCAAACCAGCTTTAGCACCATAATAAACGGAAGCGGAAAGCTGAAAATTCTTGGTTGCTGCCATAGTAGCAGCAGACGCCAAAGCAGCTGCAGCCGATTGAATATTAGCGTTATGGAGCAACGTTCGGAAGGAAAAATCGTTGAGACTAACAGATGATGCAGAAGAACCAATACCGCCAGAAGAGCCAAACGAACCAGAAAGACCGGCAGAAGCAGAAGAAGCACTCCCAACGCTACCGAGCGCAAGCACCGGATTTAAACCGGCAGCTTTAAGATCGGCAACACGGCGCTGCATCGCCGTATTGTCAAGCGCCTCTTGATAAGCGGTTGCGGTACCAAGACCGTAGTGCTTCGCAAGGTCAGCGTTAAGATAATCGATAGCCGGAGAAGAAACATTCCCGGCAGAGCCGCCGCCGTTGGACGGCTGCACATTCGGCGTTTTCTGCGAAGCGGCAGAACTACCGAAAATAAGCTCAAGAATACCGGGCGACTTCTGAGCGTTCATTTGAGCAGCGCCACCAGGAGAAAAAGGCGCAGTCACGGCGGAGCCGATAGAAGAGCCAACGGCAGAAGCAGAAGAAGGAACGAACATAGGAGTAAAAATTCCGGAAATGTCATTGCCAAAAGACAAAGAGCTCACCTCCATCAGAGATCAAAATAAAGTGCAATAAATGAAAAAAAAATAGAAAAGCACATTTAAAAAAACCGATCGGCGCTATTTTCCGCAAATGCGGCGCGCCGATCGGCATGGCCGGAGAAATCACATCCGGCCAAGGTGAGCCGGAATAGAATACATCGGCATAGGCCGCGTGTGCCGAACATCAAAAGCGAAATCGCCGAAAACCTGATTGGACACAGAAGAAGAAACGGTAAGAACACGATCAACGTTGGCGGGATCTTCACGAATCCAAGAATCAGAAAGAACAGGCGGAGCAGAATAATTGTCCGCAAGCGTCCATGTGAAAAGGGAATTATTCACATTTGGCCGAAGTTCGCCAGAGACTCGCGACGGCTTATAGCGGTAGTCAGACCAAGCTTCCTGGTAGGCGAAAACATCCCCCGCCGGATTATCATCGGAATAAAAGAGTTCGTCACGGAAAACGGGCTGCTCTCCGATCGAACTAAACACGGGAAGATAGAAGTCAAAAACAGAATCACGCATCCAAAAACGTTCGAGACCTTGGGCATAGGTATGGCGATAGCGAACTACGCCAAGACAGAAAAGCAATCCGTGTTCGGTGAAGGATTTACGAACGTCAAAATGGAGATCAGCCGTTACAGAATTAGCGCCAAGATCACCAAGAAAATCCTTGTCAGTCTGGGCGGTGTTAGCCACAGCCGAAACATTCAACCGAATCCGATTTCCGCCGAGATACTCGGGAATCTGTAAGCGGGCATCAGGTGAAATAACGCCAAAATGATTACGGAGAATTTCCGTATAGCGAGAGCCACCGCGTGCATTTCGCTCTAAATATTCCTGAGCGGCAAAGGCGTAACGTAGATCATTAACCGTGAAGTTGGAAGCAGTAGAGCCAGGGACATTAACTTCAAGATTGGAAGGAAAAACGTAGACTTTTGCATTATTCAAAGTCTCGCCGCCATATCGCCAAGAATAATCGCCAGCTTGACCATCCAACGAAGTGTTACCAGGCTGAGCAAGAGACCCAAAATCACTCCAAGAACCATCTTTGTAAACTTTTGAATAAAAACGAAGAGGGTTAACAGAAGGTTGAAAATCATGATCTTCACCAACCTGAACAGGGAAAGTACCGCCAGAATAAGTGGGAATAGGAATATTGACGGCTTTACCTTTCTGGGGGGAAGGAAGAGCCGAAGTAAAATAATCATGAAGCTTAGCGGCCTTAAAAGGCTTTCCACCTAGCGGAACGTCGACAAGATAATTTGAACCATTCGAGCCGGTTAGGTTAGAATCACCGACATAAACGTTTAGCGGGTCGGTCAAATTCTCGTCACGAAAAAACGTATTACAGATCAAAGAATAACCACGAAAAGGAAGAGCAGAAGGAGCCTTCTTTGGATCCGTAACAGAAACGCCGACGGGAATGCCCAAATAATCGGCAATAGTCCCGGTCTGCCAACCGCCTTCGGGCGGAATCAACTTAGGCACTGAATAAGTAGTCGTGGGCGCCCAGGCGCTCTGAGTGTTCTCTCCCTGGAACTCCTGCCAATGTTCCCAAGTGAGACGGTTGGGAACGAAAAACCAATAAGTATCCATAAAAAGATCATCAAAAATCGGGGAATGAAGCGTCTGAAGGCGAACAATCTTACTCATTGTTATCTCAACAGAATCACCGGGAAGAATCTCGTCCACATAAAGAGGAACGACATCACCAACGTTAAAAGATGTAGTATGACGGCTAGGACGCCTGAAAATAGACCGCTGAATATTAGCGGACGGAAGAATAGAAAAATGCGAAGAATCATTGCGAGACATTATTCATTATCCTCCTTCTGGGATTCAAGCAGATCGGTAAGAAGATCGAAAAGAGACGGAAGAATTGCTAGGAGAAACTTTTTAAGAAAATCCATAATCAAGAATCACCTCCTTCCTGAGAAGAGCCAGCAGCGGCAGAACCGGCAGCGGAAGAGCCAGCAGCGTCAGAACCGGCAGCGGTAGAATCAGGAACAGGAGCACCTGCGGCAACCCATTCCTTCAAAGAATTGAACTTCGATCGAAGCTCATGAGGAAGAAGGTCAAAAGCACGCGATGCCTCAATGCCAACATCAAGAAACTCTCGAAGATTGCCGGGAATTTCGGAGCCATCACCGAAAACAGCAGGAGCACGACAAAGCGCGGAAAAATCACCATTTTCAATCTTGTTGAGAATCAACGAAAGATCGCACTCCTCAGCGTGTGAATTAATTTCATCTTTGACATTAACCTTAGCAAGCGGCAAAAGCTCAAAAGACCCATTTGAAAGAAGATGAGGAGAAAAAACAATATGCTCGGCGTCACCACAAGCGGTGAAGGGAGCCGAAGGCATGAGAGAAGCACAAGGATTACGCATCAGAAAACCACCTCCGGAGGAATAATAGGAGTAACGGTTCCAGAATCCATATCCATATCAGCGATGTGATACAAAGAAAGATCAGATACGGAAATAGAAGGATCCGAATTGGTTTTGAGAAAGAACTGCCAATCCCGAACGGCCTGCTCAACAGAAGGGCAAGTCATTGGCTCAGCAAAACCGGTTCGAGCATCACGGACAGCAAACATAGGACGAATGAACATTAAAAAACAACCTCCGTTTCAATTTCATCATCGAGAACAAAAACAACCTCGTCATCAGGGAAAGAGCGCCGAAGTGCACGCCCGAGCTGGTTGCGCTCGGGAACATTTGAGAAAGCAGCAGAGAAAGAAAGGAAATCACCGACACGAACGAAACACGTCATAAAACAATCAACCTCAAAATAAATAAAATTCATTAAAAAACATCAATTGTTAAAGGCGGATGCCGCCGCGAAAATTGACAACTCCAAGATTAACATCCTTGGTGCGGCTAGCAGTACGACCAAAGTAACGACGATCAGAACGGCGATGAACACGAAACCTATTCAAAAAATCACCTCCTTAAATTTTATTCTTCTTCAAACG